TGTCTGCACTCAAGTCTGCGATGCTGCTTGGCTGTGTGCACTCGATTAGGTAGATGTCCCTCTCCCTGCGAGTGCCTAGCAATTGCGCAGCGTTGTGCTGTGCGGAGATATAGTTATCCGCGTCTACTTCCACGCGGCGGTTTGGGTTGTCGAGGTACCCCACGTAGTGCTTCATGGTTGCACTTCCATAACATCAATGCCGTGCTTGTCACAGTGCTTGTGCTCTACAATTGCCTTTGCGCATGCTGCCTCCGCGCTTGCCTTGGTGTTGTGTACTGACATCACACAGCTACCTTCGTAGTCCACGGCGCACCATACAAGGTACACGTAATGGTTCACTGCTTGGCTTCTCTGCCATGCGGCTAATGCAGCGGGGTACTGCTCAGGTGAAACGTAATCACGATTCATGATTCCCTCCGTGTTCGATAGCAGTCGATAGCGTCCTGCTCCCGCTTATGGAACCAACCATCGACTGGAGTGTTGTACATCTCCTTCCCGCAGTGTTCGCAATTCATAAATTGTTGACCACTGCGAGAAATTGCTCCATCGCCGCGAGTTTGCTTGCATATGCTCATGGTTCCCTCCGTGTGATCCTAAGCCAAGTATGGAACTTCCCTTTGCGTGTCCTTTGCAAGCGCACAGCCCAGCCTAGCAGTGTGCAATGCCGAACCCATGCGCGTGCATCGTGCTTTGTTAGGCGTCCTTGATACATCCACATAGCGCCTCCTTAGAATCCCCTTTCATAAATGAAGATGCAGACTAGGATGAGAAACAATACAGCGATTGACAAGTAGAAACTATCCATGCGAGCCTCCTTAGACTGCGAACGGTAACCGCATCTGTGTGGTCTGCCCTTTGCCATACTTCACGTATAGCGTTACAGCAAACGGCATTGCGGCTTTGATGTCTGGCTTGCAATAGTCGTCTTCCTCGAAGGCCAGCACCTGTGCCTCGGTCACTGCTTTGGGTTCAGCCTCATGGTAATACTTCCGCCACTCTTCCAGCGCGTTATTGCCGTTGATGTCGATGTACTCACCGTCTGAAGTGCGTACAACAGTGTGGCTAGGCGTGGTACCTCTGCGTAGTTCATGTGGCCGGTACAGTCCATACAGTTGCCAGCCTGTAAGACGGTGCAGCGCCAGCGCCAATGCGTGACATTGACCGCGAGTGAAAGCCTGCTTTGCATCGTGGTCGATGATGCCTTCACGGCTCACTGCATAGCACTTACCAAAGCAGCACTCTACCTCAACGTGGGTTGATTGCATGGCTTACTCCTTGCTAGTCTGAGCATTGACATGGAAGTCAACGGCTGTGCTGCCCGTTACCTGTTTGATGTCCTCGGCCCTGCACCATCAAAGTCTGCGGGGTCTATCCAGCTTCCATCTTCGTCTACGGCTGTAATGCCGCATAGGTCGCCATTGGCTTCATAGTCAAAGGTGATTGATAGAAGATCAGGCAGACCGCTACAGGGAAACGTGCGCTTGAATGCTGCTATCTCATGACGATTGAGTGTTACTTGCATTAGCCTATCCTCGTTTTCTTTGTAGTCACGGCACGGCCAAAGCGTTTCTCTGCTGTGCTGTGTTGGTCACTGTTGAGTAGCTGCTCAATTGTGAATTCGATGCGCGGTCTAACAGCGCTTGGCAGTGCGCCATGCGAAACAACTTTGTATTTCAGCGGTGCTTCTGGAATGTACATGATGTGATTCTCCTTTGCGAAGTGTTGGGCAGAGGTGACTAATCTCTGCCCGTTCTCTCCCGTTACGCGAGGGAAAACATATTCAAGCCATTGCGGCTAGTCCTCAGGATTCACATAGTGTATTGCCTGAAGATTTCAACGGCTTGATATATTCTCAAAGTGTGCGCATGGGTCACTCGCTGCATGGGTCACTCGCTATTGATTGTGCTTCACTCTTGCTCCCGTTTTGATGTACGGTTTACACACTGTGCTCAATAGGTTCACTCTGTGCAGGTTCACTTTCCTCGAGGGTTCCTTGGGTTCAGGGCTTTTTTTGGTGTTGCTACTTACTTAGATGTGCATTGTGCTTTTAGCGTAACTGTGCAATCAACATCGTGACTGACTTTGGACTGAAAGCAATATACGGTAGCGGCAACGTCGTGTAAGTGGCCATCACATTTGTCAGTGAGTTTGTTTGCTGACATCTCAACTGCGTGTGTGATTGCGGACTGGTAGTTATCCAGATAGAAACCCGTAGCCGAAACACTGGTGTCTGTTTGAGCCACAGCGACTACACTCAGTAACAACAAAATCATTGCGAAGTTCTTCATAGTGTTCTCCTTTGCGTGAATAGTTCCAATGCCTCGGGAGAAACTACACCGGGAGGAAGTAGTTTACGTCTGACAGGGTTATCAACGGCTTTCCCGTTTACTCTGCGATGGTTGAGTGTGACGGGCGCGGTGTTAACGTTTGGCGTGTCTCTCATTGTGATTGCTCCTATCCTCTGCAAAAAGTAGCGTATGAGTGTGTGCATTCTCTGCGCACTTGTTTCAAGTCCACTGATAAGTAACTACGAAGTCTAAGACAGTCTGTGTTGAGTGTCTTTGTCTTTCTAGACTTCTTTGTTTTATCAACATCTGCGGGGCATGAGAAGTCTTGCAATGGTAACCCTTCAGCATCGAAGCGTATCAACCTTGTCATTGTGCCTGCTCCTTTTCGTACTGAAGATGCCATTTCCAGAATGCAGAGGCTTGCTTAGTGAGTACCGTTCTGCGCGTTTGAATCTTGCTATCCCACTGCTGTGTTGGGCAGGTTGGAGGGTTGCAGGATTCACGTTTAACGCCTCGCAGTTCCCTAACGGGCTTCATGTGCGTCTTACGTTCCCATTCTGTCACATTGTCTCCTCAGGCACTCATCTAAGATCACGTTTCCTGTTGCCAGTCTGTCGTGATCTTAGTCAATGTCTGTGTTTAACGTGTGAGCAGGTTGCTAAGCCTTTGACTCTCACGATTGAGCAGTGGTTTCCTCTGCTATGCAGGTACTCGGTGGATTGTCACCTTTGATATTCCAACCGTTTGTTTTAGCCTTTTTGGTTCCTGAGTTTCTCGGCCTTTGGTAGCGTCTTCGAGAGGACTCGGCGGTTAGTTATCTTAGCCTCTTGACTTATTGGCTTCGACTGATAAGAGTATGCCTGAAGTCCAAAACTTTGTCAAGCACAAAACATAGCCCATTCGTGCTTTTCTGTGCACTAAAGTGCAGCCCTTGCGGGCACATAGAGTTAAGGGAATGCGCTGGCGTTCGTTTCTACGCTCAAACTCGCACCGATGACTCAGACTGCCATAGAGGACAGATACAGGGCTAAAATCGAAGCTAATGCACCGCACGTGCCATGCCGTAGCACTGTCGTGCCATTGCAGCGCCCTAGGCTATGCCCTAGACTATCCCTATGACATACCAAGAGTGGTTAGCAGCCAATCCTGAAAAAGCAGCAGCGTTTAAGGCCGCACGCGCCTCGGTGCCAGTCTCAACTGAGTACAGCATCTTTAGAGTGGCATTCTCCCTCGCCGTTGTCTTCGGTACGCTGGCATTGCTGGCCAAGCTGGTGATCTTTATTATCTGCCTCTAAGCGTACACAAGGGCGTACATAATCGCCGCATGAAACGGAGTACCAGCAGAGAGCAGACAGAGGAGCAGACAGCCATGTGTTCCCGATGCCGTGGTAATGTTCCTTCCTGTACCTTTGCCATGTATTCGCCCATGCGATATTGACATGGTAGAAACCTATCTAACTCACTCATTCTACATTCGCTAAGCATTCGCCTAGCTACATAGCCACTGTTACATGGTGTAACACTACAAGTTGTAACACTCATGGCCATAGCTTTCGCCTTTGCTTCTCCCCTAGCTCATAACCATGCAAAGACTTACGCATTCTCTTCGCCCCTGCCTTGCGAACACAACACCGATAGGATGCAGAGCCGAGGTTCCCCGCCACTCTGCATTACCCTGTCCCTTGCAGCACGCGAGGCGCACGCACTACCATCGCATTGCTCCCGACCTTCGCCCTCCCTTCGCTTAGTGAGACAGTTACCTGATACCGTGCTAGGTGATACCGTGCATGAGCTAAGTCCTTGTCCTGCATCACGCAAGGAGAGTACCTGCCTCTCCACCACGAGCTAAGTCCTTTGCAATCACTATGCGAACTACAATGGACTGTGCAATGGACATGAGCGAAGGGAAGGCGAAGGTCGGGCTCTCTGGGTGGGCAAGCGAAGGCGGGGCATGCCCTGAAATGAGCCTTCTGTCAGACGCGTGGGCGTGGGTTTAGAGAAGCGTGTTCCATAGGCACGGGTTTCGCTTGACATAGCGCAGTACCTGTGCTATAATAGTACATGAGAGTGAGGACTAATGCCCAGATATAATAGTTACATGAACTGCAAAGCGGATGCGTTGCTGACGCCTGACCAGCGCCTAGCAACTGCAGAGAGAGTCAAAGAGGCGAGCCTACAGCGTAAGGAGCTACGCCGCATACGGCGCAATGCAGTGGTACGTGCCAAGCGTGTGCCTTGCCCTCGCGTCAAGCCGACGCACTGCCTGAACGGGCACGAAAGGGTGCAGGAAAATATTACGCCAAATGGCACATGCAAACTGTGTGATAAGCAACGCAAATCCATAGTCAATAGAAAGAAACACCCTGTGATTATTAGAGCATGTGCAAAGTGCGGTACTGAGTTCCAGACGACTAAGAAGTTGTACTGCAGTGTGCAATGTAAACGCTCAGCAAAATGCAGGAAAAAGACTATGCGTAAAGCCTCCCTCCGCTGGTACGCCAACCTGACTCACGAAGAGGAGTTCCTTATCAGAACCCTGTGGTCCCGAGAACTGCGCAAAGCCAATGAGAAACGCAAATCACAAACCCCTGCTGGAAAATCTAGGCAGGCTGCTGTGCGACACCGCCGCAGGGCTAGGGAAGTAGGCAACGGTGGTTCATGGACGGGTAAACAATGGCTGGCTCTAAAAGCTGAGCACGGCAACAGGTGCTTGGGGTGTGGCAGAGCAGAGGCTGAGGTAATAGCCATGGGAAGGAAGATGGTTCCCGACCACATAAAGCCCATATCAATCGGCGGGGCAAACTCCATAGAGAACCTGCAGCCACTTTGCCATGGAGATGGGTCAAGTTGCAACATGCTGAAAAGTGCAAGGTGGATAGACTATCGTGCTGGTTTTCCCCTAGAGATCATCTAGGGGATTTTTTTGTCCTCGCGCAGCGCGGTCTACTAAGGGGCACCCACTCTACGAGGTGCCCATACCCAGAGCGTTGCTGTGCCCCGGCTGCAACGCGGCTCTGGGGTTGCTGAAGGACTCCCCTGAACGCTGCGAAGCCGCCGCGTCTTACCTCAGGAAATTTTCTGGGACTACATAGGCGCGGCCCTTGGCCCTTGTGATACGTTGCTTTGTGTGACAAAACTCCCCTCTTGTGGTTTTGCTAGGGTTATGTTACAATGGTTGTGAGGTGATCTATGCGAGACAAAACGCAAGACGCGGCAAAGAAGCGGGAGTGGTACTTGGCCCACCGAGAGGAGACCATAGCCAGAACCCTAGCGTGGCGCAAAGCGAACCCCGATGCGAGACGGCGGTACAGGCGCACGGCGCGTGGCGTGGTGAATGCCACGGGTGAAAAGAAGACTGCTCCCTGTGTGTTCTGCCTGAGGATAATGGCTCTGCAGCAAGACCATGATCACGCTACGGGAAAAGCACGGGGATGGCTGTGCTCGCGTTGCAATTTGCTTGTGGCGTGGTGGGAGATAATTCTAAGGGAAGACGTAGCAGGAAGACTGCACAGCTACTTAGAGCACTACGGCGCGGCGGCATAGCCCACGGTGAGCGCAGCGCGGGCGCGGACCCGGAGCGTTTTGTATATCCATAACTTGACATCGCTCACTAGCTTGACAATGTTTAGCTAGCACTTCTAGTTTAGCAATGCGTGTCAATATAGTTCCATCATGGAACTATCATGACCGTGATAATTACCATGGCCGTGTTAATTCCTTGTTCTGGAATTTAGAATGCCTGTGGTATGTGCTATAATGATTCTATAAAACTACTTTACGGGAGATTAGGTATGTCTATAGTTTATATGGTTTACAAAACAAAGAACTTGAAAACAGAGGAGTACTACATTGGTGTGCACAAGACACGTTGGCTAGATGATGACTACCTTGGCTCTGGTGCAAGACTTCGTAGAGCCATACTTGAGCACGGTGTAGAGAACTTTGAGCGCACCGTCCTGCTAACTTACGAGGATCGCGCCACAGCTTATGCGAAGGAAGAAGAACTGGTGTCTCAATGCTTGGGTGATCCGCTGTGCTACAACGTGCACACTGGTGGAATCGGTGGGGTTAATGGTGCATCTCGTAACAACTCTTTGCCTTTACCTGTGCAGCGTGCTTTGCGTTCTCTGGGGAAAGACATTAGAAACGCCAAACTACGACGCCGCATTCAGTCTGCCATCCTAAGCGAGCGCTCTGGTATAAGCCGAGGAACTCTCATAAAAATTGAACGTGGTGATCCTGGTGTTTCCATAGGGTGTCTAGCCTCGGTGCTGCATTCCCTCGGAATGGTGAGTCGCATGGAATCTTTGGCAGGCAATGATGAAGTAGGAGGAGCCTTGCAGGATGAAGCATTGCCCAAGCGCATTCGTATGAAACACATTGTTCATGCCGCGTGAACGCCTGGGAATCCTGAACGCTGCGTTGCGAAAAAGTAGGGTAGTTTTTCTTAATGCCGTGTGGTATACTGGTGGGGTAGTTAAATCCGCCGAGCCCCTTAGGGGCCGAGCATATGGAGCAACACAATGAAAAACGAAACGCACACCGCTGGAAATTCCCTGCTTCTGCAAGACTACCGCAAAGCACTCCTCACAGCTTATGAGCTAGGTGAGGACATCAAGAAACTGTACGGCATCATCCCTCCGAAGGTGATCACTGATACCGGCTGGGTGAGGGAATGTTCTGCCATAGGGAAAAATGGCGACCAACACATCACCATTGGCCTCACCATAAACTAAGATTGTGCAGGAGGGTTCGACTCCCTCACCTCTGCCAAGCAAATGCACCTGGGGTCGCGCCCCAGTGTGTGGACCCATAAGCAAAGGTCTCGGCTAGCGCACACGAAGAACCCCGGCTTCCCCAAAAGGGAGGACCGGGGCTTTTTGTTTTGCGGGAACCGTTGGAAAAAATCGGAAAGCCTCTCGGCAGAATGTGGCGCGAGCCGCAGGCCGATTGGGCACAAAAAATTGCCCCACGCGCACGGGGGGGAAATTCCGTGTGGTGGGGCATGGGGTTATGAGTACTTCCGCAGTATCCGCTCTCTGATTAGCTGTGGTGCCGCCAATTGCTCCAGAACATCCACGCGCTGATTCAACCCTTGCACTATCTTGGTGAGTTCCTTCGTGGCATCTATGAGCCCTACGATTATTTCCTTTAGTTTTGGGTCCATTGTGTTCTCCTACTACCTTTGACGTTTTACTTCACATTCGTCTATGAACTTCCAGAATTCCAACAGTATTGCATCTAGATCGTTCTCGTCCACGCCGTCTTGGTACTCGTGGTACACAACAGTGTTGATGAATCCACGTATGCGAGTTTTACGCTTGGCGTCAGGGTCAAGTGTAGTGAAGTGCCCTGTCATTAGAACGTCCTCCGTCCATACCAGTGCTCTCTCGCACGGGTGGCAATGTTGAAACTCGTTAAGCAGGCGTGCAGGTACTCTGCAAGGATGAGGTCAGGCGTGTTGCTGTCGTTCTCCATGGAGTACTTGTTGATTAAACGGCGCAAGTCCTGTTCGAATGCGGTGAGAGGAGGTCGCACATATTGGTTAGGTTGTGACAGTCGAAACGATTCAGGCTGCTTTGCTTCTACTTCTTGTTTGGCCGTACAATACTCATTGTCAGAAAACACCACAGTCTTTACTGGTCCAGTCTTGTGATTGGGGAAAGTGTAATGTGGCTTCTCTTCCTGACGAGTTCCGCAGCCACAGGGAATGTTGTCTTCCTCTTCAATCTTCAGTGGCTCTGCAAACGTACGAGTGTCAATGCGTGGGCCTTTGTCCGTCACCAAACGAGAACGCGTGGGTGCTTCCACTGAACTCTCCCACGAACAGTGCTGTGCATCATCGAACTGCGAATCACATCCCATGTTATTTTCTCCTCTTTGAAAGTATATACAGATTTGTCTTTGCATCATACTCGAAGCCTTTATCCAGCATGTGGCAATCATAGCACAGGTGATCCGACTCGGAGTGCGAGGGCATCACTTTGCACTTGGTGCACCTGCCTAACGTGGGAGTAGTCTTCTCCGCTGTGTTCGTTGCACCCTTCTCTGTGTACGTCTCGGGATCAGGTGTTTCGACTTTCTTCTTAGGTGTCCCAGTACTCTTCGTAGTCGTCTTCCCAACTTTGCGTCTGGTCAGTGCCATGAGTTTCCTCCTGTTCATACATCAGGTGATACATTGTCGCATGAACGTGATATCCGCAAGCAGCCCCACTGAGTAAGCGCCTTGCGCGTGACTTGGTAGTCAAGGCTTCTGTCAAGGCACCCAATGCGAGAGCGCCATGCACAAGTCCCTTCAGGTGAGTGTTTTTCATTAGTCGTCCCCCATTCGCTGCAGCAGATCATGGTTGCGAGCAACAGATTGCTCAAAAGCATCTGCAATACTTATGGACGCATGGTATCTGCGTTGAAAAGACTGCTCACATGCCTTACACAGGCGCTTGGGGTATACAAGACTCACTACCGAGGCCCCGTAGCGCCCACACGAATAGCAAACGCTGGTGGCATCCTTGTAGTCGCGGCAGAACGCTAGCCAACTGCAACGCACCCACATCCTAATTCTTGCTAGATTCATAGTTTTTCCTCTTGTCTAACTCCTCGTTGCACAGCCTGTCCGCTTTTTCATTTCCTATGTTACCTGCGTGGCCTTTGCAATGCTTAAGCACGTGGGCTCCCTGAACCAACAATCCGTACGCCTTGCTCATGAGCGGGCGTAACTCGTCGCTATTCACGTCCCATTTCTGGTTGACTTGGTTCACCACCAAGGCACTATCGCTGTGGATCACCACGTTGCGTGTCTGGTGCTCGTACAACCATTCGAGCAGGTGGATGAGACCAGCATACTCTGCATAGTTGTTGCTTCGCAGTTCTGGGCCAAGGTAATAGGATTCGCTATGCAGGTGCTCACCTTTACCATTGTACATGACCCACGCACAGGAAGCCACGCCGGGGTTAGAGACACGCACCGCGCCATCACAATATGCGTTGATCATTCGTAGGGGTTCTCCCTTGGGTCAAACTCCAGAGCATCGAGAATAGTTCGCAGAGCCATGGTGGCTAACTGAATCAACTCCTTGCGCATTGCAGGGCGCGTGTCCCTGCCCTTAGCCATGTTGAATGCATAGACTTCCAGTTTGAACTCCTCGAACTCTTCCTGCACAATGCCAAGTCCCTCGTGGGGGCTGTGTATTGGTTTGAATAGTTCACGCGCACGCGCTAGTTCTGTTGCTACTTCAATCATTAGTAACTGTTCTGGACACATCGTCTTCCTCCATTTTTGTGTAGAAAATATGTTGTGAGCTACAGCGAAACTTATCCATGTGACAACCGAGTTGTGGAAAGTCCTCGGTTCTCACAGGATAAGATTGAGCAGGACAAAACGGACAGTTTAGGTATGCCATGATTCTCCTACTTCATCCAGCGATTTGCGATGTGATAATCCGCTTCCATAGTAACCATGTGCATCACTTCCGCCGCCGCACGTTTGAACGCATCCGCGATGAGTTCTGCCACCAACTTCCCAAATCTCTTCGGGCAGCCAATGACGAGTTCGTCGTGAACCATGTTCTGGACCTTAGCGCGGTACTGCGGCAGTGTGTGCCATAGGTACGGCTTGTTGTTCTTGTCGAACCCACAGCCCATGGCGCGTTTGATGATCGAAGCGTTCGTGCCTTGGATGCAATGGTTCTTACCACGGCGTTCTACGCTACCTGCCAGAGCATACAGAGCCCTTTCAATTTCCTTCTCGGTAGGGTTCCTATGTGTGAGTTGATGCAATTCTGCTTTGGTAGGTTCTCGTAGCTGTGTTGATCTGAAGCTGAATAGACTGGCCTTCTTTTCATCGTCGGACAGTTCTAAGTCCTCTTCATGTTCGTCCTGCCACCACTCCTTAGCCATCTGCCTTGTGGGAATAGGGAATGAACGACGCCGACCAAACATGTCTCGGGCCTCGCGCATAGCCTTTGCGAGTTTACCAGAGCGTTCGAGGTAGCCCCAGACATCAGGGAATGCTGCCTCGTGCTGACGCATCAATTCCTTCGCCGCGTCCACAGTGATTCCCAGTTCATCGGCCAGAGCCGCAGGACCACCACCGTAGCACAACAGGAAGTTTATTGACTTTGTTTTCTGACGTAGCTCTGCGTGCGCAGGGCATTTGCACTTCTGTCTCTTTGGTTGACCCTCCGCATCCAGTGCATAGTAGCCGCACGGCGGAAGTATTACCTCTTTGCCTTTGCCTCCATCAGCTTCTTTGTCGAACCATTTCTCACCACCCAGGCACTGCAGTGCAGGCCACTTTTGTGGCTCCAAGATTTCCGTGGAGACCGAGTGGACATCCCAGCCTTTGTTGAAGGCGTTGATCCACGATGTAGCGTTCGCCAACTCTGCAATGATGCGGAGTTCGGCTCCAGCCATATCGCAGGTGACGATGCACATCTCTTCGTCTTTGGTATCGCAGTATTCCTTGCACTTCGCGCAGGTGTACTTGCTGTTCACTATATATGCGTCAGCATCGCAGCACACCGAAACGCGGACTAATGGATTCGGTGGATCGCAGATGAAGCAGGCGCGTACCTCATCATCCTTAGGCAAGTTCTGTGCGTTGGGTTTTGATGAAGATGTGCGACCAGTCTCGGCTTCAAGTTGTGAAAACACACAATGTAGTCGTCCATCGCAGGGGTGTCGCCATCCTTCTTTGGACAGGGGCTTAGTGATCCATCGTTGTGTCCATTGAACTCCATAAGTTCCTGTGTCCTTCTTCCCCTTGTTGTACTTCCTCAGTGTCTGTATCAGCGGACGGTCGTTGAACCACAGGAGTGTGTCATCCGTGGTGTCCTTTATGATGCGCATCCCCGGCATCTGCTGTAACGCCGCGAGCAACTGATCACGTGACCCGTAGTTGATGTAGGCTTCGCCTTCGCAATCCTCTAACTTATTCTTCCACACAGTGCGCTTCTTGCTGAGTTCTGAGTGGGCAGCACGAGCATCGGCTTTCGCCACGGCGCGTTTCGCGGCTTCTGCCTTCAAGAGAGCACCAATCACTGCTTTCTTCTCTTTATCTTTCTCCAGACGCTTCTGCGATGCTAAGTCAATTTCAAGCTGTGTGGGAAATTGGAAGTCTTCCTGCCAATGTTTGTAGCGGCGTTCGATCTCCGGCTCATCAATCTGTTCGTTCTTCTTTCCTACAATGGGAATGAAGCCTTCATCGAGAGTCTTCAACTCTCCCTCACGCCGCTCCAGTACGTGTTGAATGCGCTCCTTCCAGCGGTCGTCATCCAAGTTCTGACCGTTGAGAGGCATGTCAGCGAACATAGGAAGAGCGTCGTTCTCAATCTGTGCAGTGGTGAGCAGTTGATCTGCAGTCATAATGTTGATCTGCGCCTGTCGCATAGCATGTGGAAAGCGTACGTCGAACGCGGCGTAATCAATCTGCTTCTGAGTCAGCGGAGTTTCTAGGTCGAACCCTTCCTGTTCACTCTTGTCAATCAGCAAATGGAAGTGACGTGCAGCGATTGACGCCATGGAGAACTCAGCCATCTTCTTCAGTGAGATTGTTCCTGCCTGAATCACGCGCTCTGAGATGTCTGTGCTGTACAGGTGCCACATACGCATACCGAAGTTCCACCACATAATGGTGTAGTCGAATGCGAGGTTCTGTCCCACCTTCAGGAAGTCACGTGTGCATAGCACGGGCCTTAATACTTCTAGGATTTCATCGTAGACACCTTCGGCATTGATTCCGTATTCTCCCTGCGTAGCAATGAGTCTATCCTTGGACCCTGCGAAGGAAAGGAGGTCGATAACGAACTGCTCATCGCGGTCTCCAATCTGAATCAAGCGGCAGCGGCGAAACCAGAAGTCATCGCACATGTTGGTTTCAGTGTCGAGACCTACGGCAAAGTCCCCGCTATATCTCTTGCGTGCGATATAATCTTTCAACAGCAGAAGTCCTGCCTCATCATGAATCACAGTTACCTTGAGATGAGGCTGCAGACTGCTCAAGTCGAGCGGTCGCAGTTGTTGTACCAACTCAGGCATTTTCACCTTTCATGTAGACTATCACTTTCAGATGCTCTTCTATTGTACCATCACCCTTCAGTCTGTTTGCACGGTTGCTAATCACACGAACATTACCATGCACATAACCTTTGCTGTTGTCTAGGCGATCTATAGATGGGGAGTTGTCTTCTGGTTTACCTGAAGTCACTGCATAGTTCAGAACAATACCAAGCACTGGACACACCTTTGGCAAAGGACATATATCCGACTCATCCAAAGAGAACTCTACCTCAAACATCTTGCATGTTCTGCGTTTAGTGTCTAAGATATACTTGATTGGGTTTTCAACACGCCTTTTCAATCTCCGTGCCCTTATATGTTCTACATTTTCTTTTTGATAAGTGCATTGCCTTGCATACTTCGTGGCTACTTGCTCTTTAGTCATAGTGTGCTCCAGAAACCGCGCAACCTACTGTTGCTTCGATTATACTCTCCTTGGGTAACCTATGTGATCGCGCAGTGCGATCAGATCAGTAAAGCAGTTTGCCTTGGCTGTGCTTCTGTAGGTAAACTACTGCCTTTTCACAGGTTTCTAAGCAGTCTTCAAATAAACCCAGAGCAACATTGCACTTTTTATGTAGAAATTCCCGTAAATCACCATTGACGTGATTGTGGTCGAAGGCTGGGCTTCCGAGTCCTTTTCCGTAGAACCATTCACCACACAAAGCGCACTTATTTCCCTGACGTGCCAACCGGGAGTCGTACTCTTCAACAGAGATGCCATACTTTCTTTTTATAGAGGTGGTGCGTTTGCGTTGAAAATCGCTCTCTTTATCGCGTCTTTGCCAACTAGCAGTGTTGCATTCCTTCTGACATAATTTGCAGGTTCCGTATGCCGATAGGTTATCAGGAGTTCTCTCATGCCCATTCTTGCAGTGCGATTTTCTCCAACCTAGACTGCTCATATGATTCCTCCTAGTAAAGTAATTTGCCCTGTGACCAAGCCCGTTGCCGTCCGAAGCCTCGGTCGAGCGACCGCAGGGCCTTCCGCAGCTTCGCCTGTTCCTGTCGGATGAATGCCACCTTCTCGGGGACGCCAGACTTGCCCAGTGCGAGCGCGACTTCCATGTCCTTCTCCCGCTGGAGCCAGACGTTTAACTCTAAGTTCAGGGACTGCCGCAGTTTGCTACGGTGTGCCCTAGCACTTGCTGACATTAGCATATAAATGGTTCTTTCCTTTCAACATCTTAGCAGCCAATGCATGAGCTAACTTGTTGGTTTATTATGGTAACACGTTACCTACGTTCAGGAGGTGTCTATTACATGTATAGGTATCTGCCGGGGAGGGGTAGTCTTAGAATAACATGCGGGTCCAAATAAAAGTGGAACGGATGTGTAAGTTCATTGTTATGAGTTGTTTACAAGGAAAGTGTTTCTACACACTGCATGCATCTTGTTGAAAATAAGTAACTTACCACTTTTTAGTTGACAATGCTACCGGGCGCTGCTATACTGTTTGTATGACAACTCACATACTAACCAAAACCGAAAGAGCAGAGCAGAAGTCACGCACATTTTTGAAAGTTCTCAACAGTTTACCTTTAGAAACCGTGCTCGACTGGTTGTACAGAGCCGGATGGGCTTTACAAGATTCAAAGGAACCAGAACCACTAGGCGAGCGATTGAGCCTTAGGCGGTATCTGGAGGAAACCAAAGAAGTAGCACTAGCTACTATTAGAATGAGTAGGATAGAGGATGATGTACAGAACCTGGCCTACGAAGAGAAGCAGCGCAGGGAACAGATTCTGGATCAGCAAAGACAGCCGTTCCTTGAGGATTTGGAGGGCATGGTATAATTGTAGTGTATCTTGAAATGAGACATACCCTCAGTGGGGCAACCCCACAGCATACGCCGGGGCAGTCCCTAGTCTTCTCCTTTCTAGGTTGTGACGGCCCCGGCTAGACATTGGCGACGTAGGCTGTAAACAGTGCGGTGGAAAACAAGCCACCGCTCGCCATCGACAAGTTCTGGTTCCATTGTAAGAACCGAAGCAGGACATACCATCCTGCGCAGTACCAAGATTGCGCTAATAGCGTATTGGGCAGCCTTAGAGCGGAAGTCCCAACGTGAAGCTGCAACAACCGAGAGGGGAGAGCATTGACTCTCCCTTCGAGACAAATTATGAGCAATGACATTCCGCAGGACGAGGAACCCCTCTTCGCACTGAGGGAAGCAAACGAAAGTAGTTTAGAGAAGTTCGATCAGCGCATGGCAGACCTTATAGAGTTCGCAAGTACAGTATACATTTCATCGACAGTGCGAGACGAATGCGTAGCAGAACTCGAAGCAGCAAAGCGGAACCATTACAAGATTCCAAAAGTTTAACGTGGGCTGTTCGTCTAGTAGGAGGACAGTTGCCTTGCACGCATCAAACGGCAGTGCGAATCTGCCACGGTCCACCAAAGATTGGCATGTAGCTCAATTGGCAGAGCGCTGCACTGTTAATGCAGTGGTTGGGGGTTCGACACCCTCCGTGCCAGCCATACATGCAAAAGATTCGACACGTTTCCTGACTTCCCCATTAGGGATACGAGATAAAGCATGCAGCATTCGTGCTGGCGGTCAGGCTTGTCGAAAGTCGCCTTAGGGCGCATGGATGATGCTTAGCGGAGGTGTAGCTCACGACTACCGCAATCATCGAAGCCACACCGCACTCTTTGAGAGACGGGGCTGTGGACATCCGCTCTGCTTTCGCCGCAGACTACGGAACGGGGAACGGAAACCGTACAAAGCAGATGTTTGGGAAGTCATGACCCCTCGATCTGCAGAGTGGCGGATTCTCATTCAATAAAACCGCATGTAATTGAGAGAGGCGCATAAGCTACGCCTCGTGTAGCGGCTGAAACCCGCCCTCAGTTGCATGTCCCGAGTGCTGGGCCTTCAGTGGCACCATAGGGACGAACGTGACGAGAAAGGTTCGCTGTTCCCCTCCGTCATCTATAAGCAGCGTCGAGGAACGTACGGTTGTAGCGTTCTAGATATCCTCATCAACCTAGCTGGCTACTCACGCCTATGGCAAGAGACCAGTCGCGCTCAGGAAGGCTTCCCTATCGCTTCGTTGCGTAGTTGGGATCGCGGCCATCACCGCATAACAAGAGATGCATCCAACGATGAGCACACTCTGGACCCAGAGCCTAAACGGGCATAGGGGATTCACCTGTACCCTAAAACTTGTAAGCCCCATTGGGCACTGTTCGCCGGATTCGAGCGCAGTGTGAATGGGCTGGTAACAGGACATTTCAACTACACCTCCGATGTGAAGAACGTCGGACCCAAGCCTCAACTCTTAACCGAGTTGGGGCTTTCTACGTTTGTACGCGCAGAGGCCGCGCAGCAATATGCCTCACTCTATCTTGCCCGAAAGTGTAAACGGTGGGCTTGTGGAGTTCATTATGCGTGCCTCTTCTTACTTGACAAAGTTGTACAACCACTATAACCGAGAGTTCTTCGGTGGCAGATTGCCTGACGGTGTGAAACTGTACTACGCGCCAAAATTGGATAAGGTAAACACGAAGGACGGAAAGCATCGCAGCACTTGCGCGGTAACCTATTTCTACAAAGAAGGACCGCCAAAGATTGTGATTAGAAAGACACCAGCTTCAAACATGCGGCACAGAGCATCAGACTTACTGCATGAGATGTGTCACATAGCAAAACCGAATGCGGACTGTGAGTCACAAGACCCACGTAGTGCATTCCAGCAAGAAATGAAGCGCATAGCGAAAGCTGGAGCGTTTCAGAACGTGTGGTAAAAATCAAAATTAGGAGACTCAGAATGTCAATCGAAACCGTAATTGAAGGTGAAGTGAAAGCAGTTGAAACTAAAGTTGAAACCGTTGCAGCAGCAGTTGTGGCGAAGGTTGAAGAGAAGATCAAGGCTGCGATTGTGGAAATTAAAGCAGAGGAGCAACTCGTGCTCCGCACTTTGGAATTAGATTTCCTTAAACTGCAGATGGAGTTGCAACGTCTTTCAAAATTAGCCGAGGAAAAGTCTAAAGCATATCAAACTACTGTTGAGGGATTATTCTCAACTTACATCATTTCAAAAGCAGAATATGTTTTTGATGGAGTTACAAATACTTTTAAGAAACTGTAAAGAACCGCTGGAATAATTACCCAGTGTAGAGCCTAGGGTGCCATATACACTCTAGGCTCGAACCTTATATGGAGGGAAAATGATAAGAGGACCGTACCAGAAAAAGAAGCATTGTAAACGTGGGCATGAAAGAACCCCTAACAATGTAAGCAGTAGTGGAGGATGCAAAGAGTGCCAGAAGATTACCAGTAGTAATTGGTGGGCAGAAAACCCTGAAAAAGCAAAAGAATTTTCTCGAAAGAGAAACGAAGCACTCCGTGGAAAACGAAAGCCGAACTCAGAGTACATGAAAAAGTACTACGCAGAGCACAAAGAGGAGCAGTTATTAGCTTCCAAAGAACGCTATGCAAATGATTCAGAACTTCGTGCTAAAGTTGCAAAGCGTTCTCGTAGAGCGGCGTTGAAGCATTTAGGTTGGACTCCAGAATCGGTGGAGGAAACTAAAAAGAAGCAGAACAATTGCTGTGCTTTGTGTAATAAACCTTTCGAAACAACTCCGCATGCAGATCACGACCATGAAACTAAGACTCCACGTGAATTACTTTGCGGTACATGCAATCAGGCTATAGGGCTTTTACAAGACAATCCAACACTATGTGAAGCTGCCGCAGCCTACCTTAGGAAATGGGGAAAATAAAATGTCCGACTCAGCACCAAAGCCTCTACCCCAAATAGCGCCTGAGGGAACTTCTATGGTTATCGTCAGGAATAAAGATGGTAGCACCAGAGAAGCGCTACGCAATACTAAGGGCACCTTCGCAAAGAAGCCAAGGCCCATTATACCCAGCGTAGAGTTTACGCGCAAAGAGCGCAAGATTCTGTACGGACCCAGTAAGACTAAGGAAGGTTTGTCAGAGCACGAAGTAGCTTTCAGGAACATTCTAAGCATAGCGCAGAATACAGACACAGACCCTAAGGCAATGATGGCGGCAGTGAAGGCGTACGAGATTGTGATGAGACGTGCGCTGGGCAAAGAAGCGTCATCAGAGCAAGACTTAGACAGGATTACAACTCAGCCTGTGAAGACAATCATCGTGGTGTCACCAGACTTAATGAACCCCAAAGTTGTGGATGCAGATCAAGCGGTTGTAAAACCCAAGCAGCCATCCTTTGCAGAGGTGATAGATGTAATCACGAACGAGAAAAAGAGATAGAGGCAACTCAGTGCCCCGAAGAAAAATCGTAGATGCAGTAGAGACAAAGCCATACTTAAACACAGATGGAACACTGAACTTCGACAAGATATTCAGATTCCAACCGAAGCAGACAGAACTGATACGTAATGTTATGCGTAATGGTAAGGTGTACTTGCAACCTGCAGCAGGACAATGTTTAAGTACGGGTGGTATCCGCTCAGGTAAAACTTGCGGATGGCTCATGTTTTTTGTGATGCACTATTGCCTACAATGGGAAGGGTGCAACCTTCTAGTTCTGAGAAGAAATTTTAAAGAACTGGAGAACGGAGCCATTGCAGATTTTCGCACCTTCATGCCGAAGGAACTCTACACCTACGACTCCACGAAGCACGTTGCAACATTAACAAACGGATCGCGGGTAGTCTTCGGACACTGCCTTGCTAAAGGCACGTTAGTAACCACACAGAGGGGTTTAGTACCTATTGAAGAGGTAACCACGGAAGACTCAGCATTGACTCGTAAAGGATTTAGGCGTATACTATGGTCTGGGCAGACTGGCACCAAAGCAGTCGTCCAACTTGGTCCATTAAGCCTAACCAAAGAGCATAAACTCTTAGTCAATGGGGAATGGAAATCCGCAGAGGAGATTACATGCCAAAAGGATTTAGAAAAGACCGTGCGCCTGCTGTGTCACAAACCATCGTATTTGGAGACGTTGTTTACTACAGGTATCCAGACTCAAGCCGTAGGTCCGACCGTGTGTACTATAAAGGCTGGAGAAACGGAATCAAAACTTACCTGCACGTCGCTGTTTACGAAAAAACTAACGGTGCTATTCCAGAGAGGTTTGAAGTTCATCACAAAGATGAAAACCCTCTTAACAACCCATTTGATGGAAGCAACTATGAACTGCTTCCCATCAGAGAGCACAGAATACACCACGCCCCTCACGGCATCGGACGCACAGGAAGACCTCTGCTCCGTGAGCCTTGGAAGATCATCTGCTGGGAATGTAACAAACCAATTATCGCCCAAACAAAAAAGAAGCGATTTTGTGACGTTAACTGTGGCAACGCCTTCCGAGCAGATTACCTCAGAACCTGTCCCAGTATTTGACTTACAAGTTGAAGAAGAACATGAGTTCTTTGCCAATGGTGTGCTTGTTCATAATTGTCAGAACAACAAAGATAGAGACATCGAGCAGTACTTAGGGCAGGCTTACCCCGCTATTCTGGTTGATGAATGTGGTCAGTTCTCGCCGGATGCATGGATGATGCTATTCCAACGTAACATCGTCAACCCAGCTTGCCAACGGGACGATCACAATAATCTCCCGATACCAACCATCGTAGGGTGCACGAACCCATTGGGTCCACACTACGAGTACTACCGCACGCTGTTCGTTCAGAAGGAACCATGGAATCCGGGTGAGGAAGCCAAGCGCGACCCTGTGGATGGAACATGGTGGACTAAGGAATCTGGGGAGTGGAGCAAGATTTACGACCCAGACGAGTATGCTTACCAACGCTCGACAGTTTTTGACAACCCAGAACTGCTCGCACGTGACCCTGGCATCGTTACACGTTTGATGTCAATGCCGAAGGCGAAGCGGGACAAAGTTCTATACGGGTATGACGGCGTAGCAGAAGGACAGTACTTCGACTGCTTCGATCCTTCGTATCACGTGCTCAACTTACGAGAAGACCCCGAGGCTATTATCTGGCAAGACTGGCAACCGTGCTGGGCTGGAGAAGACTGGGGCATGGGACACGCCAACGCCACCTACATGTTTACGAAGGCGCTGGTTAAAGACTCAATTGGAGACAACTACAGACTCAAGACTGTTTGCTTCCAAGAGATCGTTGTAACAGGCGGCAAGACGATGGACGAGTTAGCCTCGATCATCAAAGCAAAAGCACACTTGCCAAACGGAAAACCAATCGCACTCAAAGCAATTTACTTTTCTCATGAAAAGTTCAACAGACAGATGGACGACCGCACACCTGCGAATGAGTACTCACGAGCGTTGAAACTTGTGGGCTTACCGCCAGTTACACGAGCGACACAGGACCGCATTGGTTCTGCATCGCTGATGTACAACTGTATCAAGAAGGGCGAAATTGTAATCCTCGACACCTGCAGGGAGATAATCCTTGCAATCCCGTCGTTGATGCGTGACCCTAAAGTGATGGACGATGTGCTGAAGGTCGATGCCAAAGGCGATGATTGTTACGATGGTTTCCGATACGGACTGTACGGACATCTCGGAGCAAAGAAGAAGCCTGAAGCACAGATCGAAGCAGAACGAGTCGCAATGTTGAAAAAGACTGACCCACTAGCTGCCCACTTCCTCAAGATGAAACTTGATGCGGAGAATGAGAACAAAACATCATCGTTCAGACAGGCCGAACAGCCTGTGTGGCAATCCAAGTACGAAAATCAGTAACATCGCTGGACTAATTACTCAGCGCCAGTGCAGGGGGAGCCGCAATCTCCTCCTGCGCGAACCTATTGCGGAGGAAAGATGTTCTACACGTATTTATGGTTGAGGGAAGATGGTACCCCTTACTATGCAGGTAAGGGAAAAGGAAATAGAGCCTACACACGTCACTTAGCGCCTAATAGGAAGATGAAGGCACCTCCTAAAGAATGCGTTGTTATCTATCCAGCCGAATCTGAAGCCGATGCGTTTGAAACTGAAATTGCTTTGATTTGGTACTACGGTCGCAAGGATTTAGGGCTTGGTTGCCTGAGAAACCTCACGAACGGTGGAGAAGGAACTTATGGACCTAAAACACTGGAGCATAGGTTGAAGATTGGCGCTGCACACAGAGGTATGAAGAGAACTGCGGAGACAAAAAGAAACATAGCAGAGTCTCACATAGGAATTCTCCACACCGAAGAATGGAAAATAAACCACAGTAAACAACTTACTGGTAGGAAGCGTCCTCCTAGATCACAGGAGTGGACAGACAATTATAAGCGTTCAATGAAGAAATACTGGGAACGCAACAAGGAAGCAACAAATGACTCTAGCCAGTAAAGTACGTGAATTTTTCCATGATCTTTTTTGCTCTAGATTACTATGCAGATTGGAAACAGACTTGTTGATGGCGCGTTCTGATTTGCAACAAATGAGGCAGGATAAAGATCAAACTATAGCTGAATTGCGCTCCGAAAAGGCACAACTCACAGCTACAGTCGCACTTTATCAGATGAACATCAACCAGCGCGTAGGCATCGATCCTACGCGTAAGCGAGCAGAGAAGCCTAGCTTTGCCAGCTTCGAGTCACCACGAGTGAGGACAACTTGGCAGGTTGAGCAAGACGAGCATGATGCACGCATAGCAAAAGAGTTAGAGGAAGAGGCGGCAACCGCCAAGGGGTAAGCATGGCAGAAGACAAAGAAGAGAAACTTGGCGAACTGTGCCACGTCGCAATCTGCGCCGTGGAAAACGGATACAAAATCAGTTGCCAGTACGACCATGAGCCTTCACTATCGGAGCGCAAGGGTTGGGTACCAACCTCAATGGGCGAGTGCAAAGATTACGTTGAGAAAACCAAAGCAGCCGTCATTGAACGGTTGAAGAAAGTTCTATAAATCGGCCACGCCGAAGAGGAGCAAAATGTACACATCTAAAAGTGGTAAAAAGTTTGGCAGTATCTTCGCTGGCCGTAAGCATGATCAGGATCACACCCCTGATGGCATGCATTCCGAAGGTGGACCAAAAGAGTCACCTGAGCATGAAGCGTCTGAATCCCCAGAGTTTGAAGCTGGTGAACACGAAGGTGCGCATGAGGGCGTCGAAGCGAACGAGGGCGACGAGCATAACGGAGAGATGAACGAAGAGAACGGAAAAGAAGAGCATGAAGGTGAGCAGCACCCAGTAGTTGCAGAGCACGGTCCAGCAACTAAAGTTGTGATTCATCACGATGAAAAGTCTGGACGCCACACAGTCACTTCGCATCACGCCGATGGACATGTCCACATGAATGTACACGAGCACGCCCATAAGGCGCACAGTGAGGCACGTGAACTGGCGAACGTTCCGCCTGCTGGCAAAGAAGGCAACGAAGAGAAAGACGGCTTCAACCATAAGGAACAAGGACAGCAAGGAGCACCAAGCGAGGAAGATGGCTTTTCCATGCCCAATTTAGTATAAAGGAGAACTATGCCAGCAGTTTCAAAGGCGCAGTTCAGGTGGCTTCACACCGATGATGCAAAGAAACAGCTAGGGACATCTGGCACTGATGAATGGCTCAGTGCCACGGGATCACCCAAAGGTCTTCCTGAGCGTAAAAAGGCCCCCGGTTTTGGAAGGAAGAAGTCCAATGGCTAAGTTTGCGTTTAGCATTATAAAAGAGCCTCGCACTGGGTACCAATCGCATCACCCAGGCAGTTCGGAGCATTGTTTCAATTGCAGACACTTTGTTAAAGACGAGAGTGGATGCAACGGACCAAAAATGAAAGAACTGTCCAAGTTGCCTCGCTTGGCAAATGGCAATGTGAAAGTCCATGCAGTTGCGTATTGCAGATTTTGGGAGAAAAATTAATGATTGGCATTGGTGCTCCAAAGAAGAAACCAGCAGTACCTGCGGATACTGCCTCGATGAACGCGACGCCTCTGCCCAGTTGGCTGCAAGGCGAAGCACCTATGCCTCCTCCGAAGCGCAAGAAACCCAGAGTGGATTCTGGTGGGCAACTAGTAAAAGGAAGCATGAGGGCAGCATGATAGGACTTGGAAAAAGACCAAAGTCAAAGTTGCCTGAACCATCTAAGAACACAAAGAACACAGGGAAACAAGATTACATAGCAGAAGTCATGAATGCCCCATCGTCAAAGAAGGACAAATCACCATGGCAATCGGCTTAGGAAAAAGAACCAAGTTGAACGCATCACCGCAGCAACCTCCATTGTCTGCGAAGGATCAGAATCCTACCTCGTTCAAGCGAGTGACTATGGGAATTCGCAAGGGAAGCAATTCCTCTGCTACGGGACAGCACAAGAACAATGGCAAGGGAGTTTACTAAATGGCAATCGGGCACAAGAGTCACAAAGTGGACTTAGGTTCACACGGCTCCTTCAATGTGAACAAGGGCGGACTCCATCGCGCACTAGGAGTTCCCGAAGGACAGAAGTTAAGCGCATCCCAGAAGGAACCAAAAGCTGGTGACAGCGAACACGTTAAGAGAATGAAGGCGAGTGCAAAAGGATTCGCTGCGATGTCGCACTAGGTTTTTGGATTATAGGCGGGGAGACAAACAATGCCGGACACAGTGTCAGAAGCAACAGGAGTAGAGGCTGAAGGCTCTAACAAGCAAGGCGACCAACCAGAGTCTCCTAATGACAGCCCTCTAGGGGTTTATGCGAGTTTTCCTTACAGCCCAGAACCCTTTGCGGAGTTAAGCGATAAGGCACGTGGCACGTTGATTACCCTTGATGACATCTGCACAAAAGCCGATGTAGCCGCCAGAAGGCTTGAAGTTGAGCAGGCGTGGGAAGCGTTACATTTCGAGAGAGGGTACCAGCACCTGCTGCATGGAAAACGCGGAGGCTGGGAACTACCCGGCGGTGGACAGGGCAAGAAAGCCAATGAACGAAACCACAACAGCATTTACGACACAAACGTGTATGGGCCTAAGGGCGATATAATCGTCTCCGCGCTATCACGTGAGATACCAAAGGTGGACTTCTACCCAGCCAACCCAGAGTGGGGACCAGACATCATAGCAGCCGAAGAGGCTGATCGTTTCAAAGACATCTGGGCTAGGAACAACAATCTTCATGAACTTTTAGTTCAGTGCGCCAGGATTTTCTGGAACGAAGATCGCGTCCTTTTATGGACACGTTATAATCTTGACGGACAGAAGTATGGATTTGAAGAGGACCAAGGAACGCCCACTGTACCAGAGGATGAACTGAATCCTCCAGACAGAACCCCAACGGGACAAGAAGGACAAGAAGACTTTCTACAAGTTACTGAGTCCGAGTCCGAAGGTGGAGGAGACATCGACGGCGTGCTGGATTCAGCAGGCGTCGGAAATAATGCTAAGAAGCCACTCGGCATGGAAGTTACCACGGCTCACGGGAAACTGGATCATAAGGTTCCCATCTCCGTTGACAATTTCTCCGAGATGACGTTCGTGCAGTTAATGCTGGACTATGATGTTGCGCTTGTGCGTGGCATGTTCCCGTGGATTGCCAGCAAGATCAACCCCGGCACTGATGGGCAATCTTCCACACAACTTGATCGCATTGCAAGAGAGAACGTGCGCCAAGCAGTACTTGGTGCGTACGTCACAGGAGACTCGTTGAGTCGCCACACCACTGTGAAGTACACGTGGATGCGGCCTTCGATGTTCCTTGACGGATCAGTCAGCGATGAAGTCAAAGCAGAACTGCTAGAGGCATTCCCAGACGGAGTGCTGCTGGCTCGCGCTGGACAAGAATATGCCTTCTCTCGTAACGAGAAGATGGATGATCACCTTGCCCTCGCGCACCCGTCAGCAGGTAAAGGTCAGAACCGCAGAGCAATGGGCACAGCCCTAATCTCGGTACAGAAGCGCATCAACGATTGGGTTGACCTTCTGGATGACTTCTTCAAACGCACCGTCCCTAAGAAGTGGATGAACGCTGAAGCATTCGACATGGATGCTATCAAGAAGCAGCCCAACATCCCTGGCGACATAGGACCGTTCCAGCCTCAACCGGGACTTACAACGGAATCACAATACATCATGGTGGAACCAGTACCGACGCCTCAACCTGCGTTGCCTGATTTCATCAAATGGTTCATCACAACTCTCTCCGAGGAAATCTCGGGCGCACTGCCCTCCTTGTTCGGTAACGCCACAGGCGAGAACACCGTAGGCAATGCAGTCATTCAGCGCGATCAAGCACTACAGCGTGTGGGCTGTCCATGGAATAACATTCAGGACTTGTTCGCAATCGCTGCAAGGCAGGCCGTGAAGTGTGCAGCAGAATGTCGTGATGGCAAAAAGATAACACAGAACCTTGGGCCAGGACAGGGAAACGTCTCGGTCAATACTGCGAACCTCCTTGGTGGAAACGTACTATGTTACCCCGAGAGCAACCCTTCTATTCCAGAGACTGAAGAGCAAAAGGCCGTTAAGATAATGGGTATGATAGACAAAGCCATTACCGCCCCAATGACTCCCTTTGCTGCGTGGGTATTCAGCCCGTCTAACTTGGCTGAGACCGCCACCTCTTTGCGAATGAAGAACTACAAAGTACAAGGTGCTTCGTCAGTGACTAAGCAGCGTAATGAATTCGAAAAACTACTGCGAGAACCTGCACAAGACAACCCAGTGTTCCTTAAAATGAAAAACGCTCTGACCCAAGCCAACGAAGGTATGCAGAATGCCCAGGCTACAGGACAGATGGTGCCTCCACAAGCAGGCCCCATGGTTCAGCAGTTGACCCAGGCGATGCAAGCAGTACCGCCGCAAGTCAGCAGTGTTCAGGTAGCACAAGACGAAAGCGAAAACCACGTAGTGGAAGCTAACGAATGCTTCGAGAAGATGAACTCAATTGAAGGTCAGAAGTTGAGGTTTGGAGCGCCAGATCAGCAAGCATGTTTCATGAACTTGAAAATGCACTGGCAAGAACACGTTGCGATGGCTAAGAAGATAGCAGCAGCAAATACTCCTCCACAGCAGAGACCACCATCTGAATCCATCAGTATCGACGTTTCGAAGATGCCTCCTCCTGTGGCTGTACAAGCCCTGGCAAAGGCTCAGATCAATGCAACGCCAGATATGTTTGTTCAGCACGCAGCAACACAACTGAACGACTCGGTAGCGAAAAAGGCTATACCCCACGCCTTAGAGCAACCGCAGAAGTAAGACCAAGGGCCACGCCTCAGACGTGGCCCATCTAACGCTCAGAAGGACTCAAAAAATGGCAACAGATATGATTGACTTCGCGTCCATAGATTCATCTACGGACACGGCGGCAGGCTCAGTCGTAGAAACTCAGACTACGGACGTTGAAACCCCCACAGAAGGAACCGAAACTCAGACTACGGATACACCCACAGCATCTGTGCTAAATGAAGACGGCACAGAGCAAACACCAGAGCAAAAAGAAACAGCAGCGGCGAAAGTCGAGTCTGACAAAGCAATAGACACCGAGGCTACCCCACAGAACGTGCGTAAAGCGCTAAAGGGGCTGCGTGATGCCTCACCCGCCAATGCAAATGTAGTGAAAGAACTACATGGAGCGTACGAGCGTTGGAGTGCAGCCAAAACGGTGTTCCCCAAAGGCGTAGAAGAAATGAAGGAAGCAAAAGCCTTCATTGACGCAATCGGTGGACAAGAGGGCTATCAGAAGACACAGGAAGCAATGGACGCCGTAAAGGGTTCCGACGAACTCCTGTACGCTGCAGACCCACAACTATCGAAGAACGTGTATGAGGACATGAAGGCCCAGGGCAAAGAAGATGCCTATGGTAAAGTCGTAGGAAACTTCCTTGGTCACTTGAAAGAAGTGAACGAGAAGGACTATTACGCTCAGATCATGCCACACTTCGTAAACGGACTTCAAGAGTCTGGGCTGAACATCAAGTTAGATCAGTTGAACGCAGCACTAGGTGAGAAGGATGCCGAAGGCAAGCCAGCGCCCAATGTGAGGATGATCCAAGCCATTACCAAGGTCATGACTGATTGGTATAAAGGCATGGAAACCGACGAAGCCAACCGTAAGAAGGTTCCTGAAGTTACACCAGAACACAAAAAGTTCATGGCGGATAAAGAAGCCTTCGAGAAGGAAAAGACAACTGCAGCCGCAGAGAAAACCAAAGTATTTGAAGAGGGAATTGCCACTGAGTGCGAGCACTTCAACAACACCACTTTAGGTGCAGCATTGAAGCCTTTCCTGGCTATGCCTTTCTTCAAGGATTTCCCACGCGAGACAAAGGTTGATCTTGGCAACGGAATCAAAGACCGTCTGTACTCTACGCTGAGGGCCGACAGAGCCTATCAGATACAGATGAAAGCCCTCTGGGATGCAAAGTCTCCAGACAAGGCAAAGATCGTAGCGTATCACCAAACTACGCTGAAGAACATTGCCGCAGACATCGTGCGGAATACGATCCAAAACCGCTACCCTGGCTACGCCAAGGGTGGCAGTGCCGCAGGCAAGGCAGCCGCTGCGGTGGTGAAGAAAGAAACAGCAGTAAAGGCAGCTACACAATCGGTAGCCACAGGCAAGCCGATCTATGTTGCCATTCGTCCGACGAACCTCGTACGCGAGCCCATAAAGGTTGGCGGAAGGGAATACTCTACGAACGACCTACAAACGCTCCAGATCACGGGACGTGGTTTTGTTAAGACTACAGATGGTAAGTCTGTTAAGTTTGTAACGTGGAGACGTTAGGTGACTGGAAGAAAGAAGAACTACGAAGACAACAGGAAGCGATATGCACGGCTTAGAAAGGAAGGCTTATGCGTTTGTTGCGCAGTTAAGCCTGCCGAAATTAAGTACTGCGAAGAATGTCGAGTCCGTGTCAATGTTAATCGAAGTGCAGAAAGGTTAGCACTGAAGATTGAGGTTCTATCCCACTACGGAAACTCCGGTGTTCTTCAGTGTTGCTGGCCTGAGTGTAGCGTAGTTGACCCAGATATGCTGTCTTTAGATCATAAAGAGAACAACGGAAATGAAGACAGGAAGACTAGCAACAACCCCGGTGGAGTAGCGTTCTATGCAAAACTAAAACGTGAAGGATTGCCAGAGGGTTTTCAAACTCTGTGTCACAATCATCAGTGGAAAAAAGAAATTTTACGTAGAAGAGCCGACTTAAACGGCACTCCCTCGTGGAGAGAAAAGGAATAAACATGTCAACAAATTCAGGCCCTAACACACGTGACGGCAAGCCGATTAACGTAGCTGATCAGGCTACTATCGCCGCTTTTGTAACCGTAGTACCTACCAATGTCGGACCAACTACTTTGATCACTGTTCAGTTACAGGGCTCAGGGTTGTCCGTTCAGGTTCAAGCGCAGGACATCAGCGCAACTACACAGACGCTGTAATCTGTAACCAAATTCAAAACAGGAGGTGACACATGACAATTAACCTATAGGAGGTTAACTCATGCGCACACCCGAACAAAGATTGGCAACCAAACTCCGCAAAGAAGGAGAGAGGGAAGCACACCGCGACCGAGTGTTGAAACAACACCCGCTATCGGTGCGCTACGCCAAAGCAAAGTTCAAAAAGGGGAAGAAACACGCCCCCAAGCACCGTGCTCCGATCAAACTCGGAGTGCAATAAAAAACATCCTCAGGGGTTGCTCCCTGAGTTAGCCGAGGAGGGTGCCTAACCACCCTCCAGAGCGATCTGTTAGGAGGTAGAATAATGAAGACTTTGAAATACATGCGTGAGTACTCAGCAAAAGCAAGAGCACGCAGCCCTGAGAAGAACAGGGAGTTGCTCACAAGCATACTGGCACAATCGATTTTAGAAAGCAACACTGATCTAAACACTATCTCAAAGTGAACGCAGTGGCGTGACACTATAAACATGATTCATTAGAGACGTGGCAAGGTAGAACTCAGCGCTAGACCCGTGCGTTACTCAGAAGCGTACGATGTGGTACTTTGTTTTAAGGATTTACATTTATGGCGCTATTGGAAGCAGCCGTCGAGGCTGTTGAATTAGATGCTTTCGCTAAAGAAATCCCCGATCTAGTTTTCCACGGGACGACCGCGTACAGCATGTTTAAGGCAGAAGCAACAAAGATTCCTGTGTCCAACCAAAGCAACGCTGGTGGGACGCAACGTGCATCATTCCGAGTGCCCTTCAGGGTGCAGGCTGGTGCGGCAATTACGCAAGGCACGGGCAACGCAGACAGCATGCTCCGTGGCAGCGGTTCGCAATGGGCTTCCTTCGCTCTGGCCCCAGTCTATCTGTTCAACGTCTGCGAGATTTCGTGGCTGGCTCAGGCTTCCACGGATTCCAAGCAGAAGGGCCTGTTCGCCGTTAAAACCTTAGCGGCTGCTGCAGGCAAGTAAAACAACAGCAAAACTTGACTAAATCGGGGAAACCCTGATATACTGAAGTTAGTGGTAAATCAGACAATCCCGAGGGAAGATAGGATGACAAAACAGTCGAAGTTTTCGTACTTAGCAGGTTTCATGGATGGTGAGGGTTCCTTCTCCATCGTCAAAACCTTCTCTGTTCAAAGGAAACGGGACGGAAGTAAGCAGAAATACATAACCTACAAATGTATGGTTTCCGTAACCAACACCAATAAAGAGGTGATGGATTGGATAGCCAAGACTTTTGGGGGCAAGGTTCTCATAGGCAGTAACGAGAACCGAAACCCAAAGTATAAAACGAGATATTCGTGGTTCAGAACAAGCCACGAGGACATCGAGACATTTACGCTAGGGATTCTGCCTTACCTCATTGTAAAAAGGAAACAGGCATTGATTACCTTAGAGTTCTGCAAGACTTATTACACAGGACGAATTGGTAGTCAAGAACTGAGTTCCGAAGTGACTGCAAAGAGAGACGAGTTGAGACGAGAAATGATGCGGCTCAACGGAATTTTCCCAGCAGACTCTTTACCTAAACCCGTAGAGACTACACGTCAGGCACCTCAAGGTGATGATATAGTCCGACCTGCATAGTGATATGCAGAGCGTTGCCGAAATGCAACGCCTCTCCTTTGGAGAAGTAACATAAATGTAAGGCCCAGGAAATGAAGAACTCTTTGGACTCTGCAATGCAGGGTATCGAAGGGCTAATCAACGCCGATGGTACTGGCATGATCGACCAGATTCCTGCCACTGCGACCATCGTTCTGAGCGGCGGATCACCCGCTGCCCAGACCGCCAGCATCGCAGGCATCAACGTCGCCGTAGCTTTCACCGACCAACAGGTCGTGAAGTTCTACAGCACGGCTGGTGTACAACGTACTGGTGGAGTCACCTCCGCAACCATCAGTTACTCTGATGGTCCTACCAACACCCTGTTTTTCAGCACCGTTCTGCCTTCTGACGTAGTTGTGACTGACTACATCGTTGTGGCTGGTGCATCGTACGGCAGCGGCAACTCCATCCTAGGCATCAAGGCTTGGGACGTGAACTCAAACACTGGCACTATCGGTGGATTGAACCGCAATGCGTACCCTGGACGTTTGAGCACCCCGACCATTAACCTGAATGGCGCGGCAATCACCCCAGGAATTGCGCAGCGTGCCGAAGTGCTATTGACCCGTGCATTGGGTCCAGACGCAGAGTCCCTGAAGTCGGGAATCTGGTATGGTCCTCTTGAGCAGGCATTCGCACAGAGCAACCTGATGTACAATGTTCAGATCGTGAACGCCCAAGAAGTGAAGGGCGAGAAGAC